TCTCGCACGTGCTTTTTCATCCCCGTGGCGTATTTCTTCTGCAGCAATACCTGAACTTAATGAAGGGTGACATATTCTACATTTTAGATTACATAAGTTTCCTAAGTGTCCGCCCATGTACAATAGTTCTCCTTCAGATTCATAGTCTATGAAGCCTATTATATTTTTCATTTTATGTTGTGCAATAGTTCTGCGGCTAAGACCATAAGATTCTTTACTGATACATTGCAAACATCCTTCTGGTATCTCATTGTTCCTAAACTGATCTCTTAGTTTAGACATTTGATCGCTATATAGTATATCTTCAAAATTATCGTTTTTTATATTTAAATCGTCTAAGTACCCAGTATAGTCACAGCACGGGCTAATATTGCCCGCGGGCCAAACATGAAAACCTGCCCATACATGCGGACACAAATGTGGATTAGCAAAAAGAGGATCTGCTGTTTTTTCAGTAACAGGTACAGATATTTTATCCTCGATTATAGTAATTATATCATCGATATCAATAAAAAAGTCTTTAACTACACTTTGATTAGTGCTTAGTGCAACAAAAAACATAGGTATATCGTTGTGATTAAGGCACCAATTAATATAATCTAATGTTTCTTGTTTAACTTTATTATAGCAAGTAAACAATATTCTTTCATTGCTATCAAATTCTTGTTTTTTAATTGATGAAAGTATACGATAAAGTGTGCTACTTGGACTTTTTTCTAAATCTTCAATTGATATACTAACAAGTATACTGAAGTCGTGCATTATTCGCCTTTATTGTTTCTACCTAGAATTTCCATTAATAGTTGATTACGATCAAGTACTTGACCGTCACCTTCTTGTGTTTCTTCACCGTTTGCTTTTGCTTCTTTAGCAAGACGTGCATCCAGTGTTGCTTTTTTAAGTTGTAAGTCAACCATTCGTAGTTTTTTATTGATCTTTGCACTCTTAGCACTAAGTGCGGTATCAAGCATGCGACTAGCATTGCTGAATATTTCACCACTAAAACGTGCTTCTACATTCATACCCAGATCCATAAGATCCTTAAATGTATCCTGTGCAAGTTGTGCAATGTCATCCATTTCTTCATCACTAGTATCTAGTTGACGAACACTTGGTAGTGCTGCATCAATTTTATCTACTTTTTCAAGTGCAGATTGCATTTCCGTTACTGTATTAGTTGGAGTATCGGGAAGTACTACGTCTCTGTCCTCTGCAATAATATCAGTAATTACGCTGTTTTCTTCTTTTGTGATGTCAATTTGATTTGATTCTGGTAAATCAAATAGCTCTTCTAGTTTCTTTGTCATATTAATACTTAGTCCTAACGCTTACCGTTATGAAAAATATCATCTTCAGTAACAACTCTAAAACGCATGCCTTTGTGTTTTGCCCATTTTGCGGCTGCTTCCCACTTAGCATGATTTATTGCTATAGCAAGTTTCTCTTTTTCACGAGTTTTTTCAGTTAGCATAGTTTGTGCTTTGGGTTTAATTTCTATAAGTTCGGCGTGTTTTTTGCCTTTTTTATCTTGGTATACAACAACAAAATCAGGTACATATACTGTTCCTTTTCCTGTTAATGGATTACGATAAGGTATTTGTATTCCTTCACTTGCCCAACTTACTACACCAGGATGATTGTCGCAAAATCTCATAAACGCATGCTCCCAGCCACTGCGATATCTGGGTGCTTTAGTTCCGCTGTACTTATTTGAGTTTTGCACTTCATATATACCATTGGCATACTTGTTGCGACTAAACATTATGCTACTACTTGTCGTGCTGTATTAGTGGTTGGTATTATATCTTGTTCGTAACCTAGTAAACTTGAGCTTCTTCTGCTTAAATTTAAAAATGTAGGCACTGCACTTTTTAAATCAGATGTACCTTCAAACTCACTAATTAAATCTACAATATATACATTCAATTCGTTTGCGGCTTGTATTACTGCGGCAGTTAATGCAGAAGCTGCATCTTCATTTCTTGTTCTTTTTATAAAAAAACTCTTTGTTATTTCATATTCCATATCTGTCATCTTAACAGGAGTAGTAAAATAATTGTTAAAGTAATCTTGTACTTTTTGATCAAAACTATCTGCTGGATTCACGATTGGTAAATTTGTATCTTGTGCCATTTTATTTTTTGCTCGGTCTACTGTTTACATAAGTTGATTTTTGCGCATACTTGTTAACATCGCTAATTTTAGGCTTGTGACTTACTGTGCCGTCTTGAGCAGGTACTACAATAGCATATCCTACATCATTACTAGTACTTACAGTGTTAGAATTACTAGTAGATATATTTTTTCCTTGACTAGACACATTATTGCTTAGATATCTTTCTGTTGAGTTTATTATACCATCAGTAATATTGCCAGCATAATCACTTGCTACTCGCTCAGCCAAGCCCGTTACTGGAACAAGTATATTACTAGTAGGCTTCTTGCCTGTCAATAAGTTATTTGTAAATATACTAAGAGTATCTGTTAAAATATCTCCAGTTGTTGCCGGTTTAAGTGTATTATAAATTATATCAGCATCCTTGATAACACCTATGAGATTTCCTTGAAACAGATCTTTTTCTTCTTGTCCTGCTACACTCACAGTTTGTCCATTTATAAATGCTTCTGTTCCAGTGTTATTACTTCCAGCCAAGTCGCTAGTTTCAACATCGTAGTGTATATCAGCAAAGCCGCGCGGTGTTATATCATTAACATATCCTGTTGCATACTTAACAGTTTCAAATGCTAATTGCATAATATTTTCCATGATACCACCATTGGCATATGCATGCGTATCATGACTAAATGATGTAATAATTGGATTAACTAGAGTATATTCCGCAAACTTATGATTGTGCATACTATAAATTTTAATATTCTTAAAGAAACGCTTGTTTCCGCGTTGCATGCCCCATTGTTGTTGTACTCTGTTGCTATACTTGTCATATGCTGTATAAGCATTGCTATCTAAACTATAAGTCGGGTCTGCATTATAAAATATATAATACTTGTGCCATAAATTACGAATCAGTTCTTTAACATCATCGTGAAATCTTACAGTTACTGGATTGTAACTCATACTATGATGGCTTTGTACTTTTCTGTTATATTGATTGTGTGTTTGTACATCTATGCTATATTGCGGTAAGTCTATGCTTTTAACAAGGATAGGTATTTCTAATTGATCTACAGTATTAAACAGTGTCGAAGCATCAGGTGTAAATTCAAACACAACATGAAATAGATGACCATGTCTGGGTTGTAATTCAAAATTGTTGTCAACAAAAGTGCGCGACGCATGTTTAAAGTCACGCACTGTGTTTGTTGTTTGTAAAGGTGTTAAACTTGAATTAGAACTAGCCACGGAATGCTCCTATTAGCCAGTAACTGTTTGACCTAGTGTTCTCGCTACACTTGCGCCGATACCATCACCTAGTGGTGCTTGAACTGCATTATCAAATCTGATAGTCATTGCAACTGTTGCTGCTTCCTGACTTGCATAGTTTAAATCACCGTAGTTAATATTTTGTACAAAACAGCCGTATAGTTCCCAAGTTTCTAAAACATTAGGTGTATTAGCGCCGTTGCCGCCATCTAAAATTTCAAAACGTGTAATAAACTTATAGTCAATGCCTGAACTTGCACTACTCTGTTCCATAAAGTCAAATTGCTTCTGGATCTGCTCTCCGCATAATTTTGTTACAGAGCCATTGACATCGTCACGTAAGTTAACTGTCACTGGTGACCAAGTGTGTTTACCGATTAAGTATGCTCTACTATTATACATTTCAATCGGCACTTCGTCGAAGTTTACTTCCGGACGAGTAAGATCAATAACCTGTTTAGTTAACTCTGTACGAGGTGTACTAACTCCAAAGTTTTCAAAACTTGCACGAAAACGATACTTTAGTTTTGGCATCAACAAGCCTTGGCTTGCAGCACTTTGGTCACCATCAATAGGGACTGTAAATTTTGTTAATGATGAAACTGACATTTTCGTTTCGCTCCTATAATTATTATAAAAGTATTTATCAAATTTAAGTCATAAAAAATGAGGGGTATTTCTACCCCCCATATTTTTTATTTTTTAAACTGTATTTGATGCTGCTACGTTTCCACTAGCAATTTCACCAGTATTTTTCAGTCTAATCGGAATAAAGATAAACTCTGTCGCTTTTGATGGCTCAATTGCAACGTCTACATATAACTCATTACGATCAATTCTGTCTGGTGTATTGTTTGTTTCGTCACAAACTACCAAGTAATCATACACACCACGCTTTGCTACTAGATCATTCAATGTCTGTTCAATCTGTTGCTTCAGTTCATCGCGTGTAATTTTATCGTTTGGTTCAAATACAAATCCTGTTGCAATTGTTTGTAGTTGACGTCTTAGATAACCAGTTAGGCGTGCTACGTTAATACGATCCAATGAACTTGAACTTGTTGCACGTGTCTTGTTACCATAGTTAAGAATTCCACTTCCGTTAAAGAATGCAATCGGATTAACTCTGTTTGTATATAGTGTATCTCTTACACTTTCTCTGATATTGTCTACTATAAATTCGCCAGTGAGACTACTAACATAACCTATACTTGAAACATTATCAACTAAACCTCGTCTTGTACCAGCTGGTGCAAACCAAGCAAAACTAATATCATCACTACGTGCAAATGTTCTTAACATTGCATGACTTGGCGGAACAACAATTGTGTTGCCTCCTAGGTCGTTTGTAGTGCCTGCAGGATAAAACACACCCAAGTAAGGATCACTAGTGACTAGTCCATCTTCGTTGTTATCTGTTGCAGCTGATGCATTAGTTGCCCAATTTTCAATAGCAGTACTAGTTGCTGCTAGTTTCATTGGACTATCGCCAATTACAAATGCTGTTTGGCGTCTGTCATTATTAAGACTAACCATATTTGCAATAAGTTCTGGATATCCAGGTGCTGCAATTAGGTTATAGTTACGTGCATCTTCACGCAATTCAACACTTGCATCTAGCGCAGATTTCATTGCACCAGAAACAACACTGCGTACTGCCTTGCTTCCAAAAGTACTACCACTTACTGTTACCCATGTATCTTTTTCAGTTGGCAATGTTGGATAAGATGATGTATCACTAAAGTT